TGAAAGGGAGGTCTCCTAGTCCATTTAGAGGACAGGGCCATAAACTGGTCTGGGTGGTGGGTAACGCTCCCACGATCCGAAGCCTCCAAAGCCCCGTTTAGCCCTTGCTATCTCACCCAGATAAGATTTATTAGAAGAACCCAGACCCCTTGCGAGGCACCAATTACAGCAGGTCGGGACACATCTCCCATCCTATCTGGATTCATCTAATAAGTCTTAAGTACGGCCCGCAACTTAGCAGTAAAGCCTCACTACGGGCCCTCTTAATCTCTTTTCAACAATGTCAAAGAATAGGGTTTGTTTCCATTCCCTATATTCTTTAGTCTATATCATCTCAATTAAAATGTCAACAACTAAAGTTGGAAAGTTTTTCGCCCCGTAGGAGAGTCTGCATTCCGTAGATTTTTAGACTAAACCATTCCACATAAAATGTCAAACAATTTTTGTCAAGTAATCTATATATACAAAAAATCTGTGTTGTAACAAAATTACACAAAAATAATTTTAAATTTTTGCACGTTCACGGATTTCATCGAAAGTCTGAACGTTGATCATCTTACCCATCGTGAAGACAGTCTGAAGCATACGCTTACCGACAAGATCTGGTGCAATGATATGATCACGCCGAAGCGTCATGAAAGTATCATCTTCCAGCTTGTAGAGTTCCAAACGGCCCTTCTTGCTCTGCTTACCGGGATCGGTAATAGGATCCTTGAAAACATCGACCCACTTGCCATTGACAAATGCAGCCGAGCATTTCATGGCAAACTTCTGATCGTCACGGTTGACAATCTGAAGCAGAGCACCACCCTGACCGAAGACCAGGTTGTCTGCACTGTAGCCTTCAGCAATAACAGTATCAAGGATTTCTTTGATAGACTCAATCGTGATACCATCACCCTGAAGGACACCTACGTTGTTCAGAACACGGAAGCCCTTTTCATTGATAGTCGAGCCAAAGTATTGCTCAAGAATCTGAAGACACTTGAGAACCACCGTAGCAGGATGACCACTGTCAGGACGAACTACAAGCTTAGCACCCGAGTCGATAATGTCCTGCTTGAGTTCAGTACCCCAGAGGCGACATGCTTCGTAAATGTCATAGCTGTCCGATACCGCCGAAACGATACCACCAGGCTTGCCATTCTTCTTCACCATGTTGCGGTAAGAGGCAACCTCGTTCTCACGACCCCAGCTGGTTACAGTTGAGTGCTCCATAGCAGGCACGCTGAAACCAGCGATGTCAGCATTGTAATAGCGGCGAGCGAAGAGCAGAGCTTCAACAGTGTCCGTACCCATGAAGTTGACAAGGTGTGATGCTCCACCGATACCAGCAGACTCAAGGCTGCTAACCCCACGAGCCCCGAAATCATGAAGCTTAAAATCAATAGTACTAGTATCACCGGTACGGCTGAGAGCATCGAGAATTACCTTCTTAATTTCGCGACTGTTAGTAGCCACAGTTGTAGGATACCAAACGGCACGAAGCAGTGCAGTTTCTAGGAACGAAGTCAGCCAGTAGCACTTGGGATCGGTGTTAATGATCGAAGCGAGAATATTCTTGACGGGAACGACAGTTCCCTCAGGAACCGCCTTGATCTCGATCGGCAAAACACCATTGTGCTCACGGACAATATATTCCCAACCTTCACGATTGAAAGGTTCACCATGAGCAGTGATGATAGCTTCTGCTTCATCGATCATATCCATTGTGACTGGATCGGTAAGGTATTCCTTGATGAACGCCTGCAGACCGAAGAACACCGTCTCATCGAACTTACCACCACGGCTTTCAATGTAGCTGTAGATGTACTCGGTCCCTTCCGGGTACTGGTTGAACTGACTGTACTTGTAGCTGTCAGCGTTTAGGATAATGTTTTTCATATTAGAACTCCTCTAATTTACCGTGGCTATATGGAGTCTATCTCCTGGCCACATTTCTGATGTTACACATATTCGGTTATAAGGTCAACTGTGTTTTTGTGGAATGACACACTGCTTCATACTCGGGTCTTTGCCAGTATGAAGTTTGCAGTCGATTTCGTACCCTTTGAATCCTTTTGGCACCATAGGACACCAGAATTCATACGATCCGTCTTCTGCCTTACCCCAACGAGCACAGAATTCTTCACACGAGCAATCCATCACCCAAATTCCACAAGAGTGGCTGAACCGCCAGTTTTTTCCACTTGATCGGCGAAGTCGCTCAACATATACACAATCCGCTTAGAGTCACCTCCAGCAAGACCCATACCGATGTAGGGGAAGCCGAATCGCTTGCCTGGATACACGGCTGCTAGCTTACGGAGAATCAACGCGAACGAATCATACTCAAAATGATCGATTCCACGTGGCAAATAGTTCAGTTGTGTATATGCATTCACAATGTTAAACCTATGTGAAGACACCTTAGGATTCCCGCAAGCTCTGGCTATAGAATAATTTCCAAGACATAAGATTGCCATAGGTGACCCTGCAGTAAGACCAGAATGTCCGGTATCTTCACGATAAGCTACAGGATATCGAGCTCGAATCTCCTTGGCGATACCAGATCCCATAGTGTTCTGACAGTTGCAACCGTGAACGATTACATCGAACAGACCCTGCTCGGCCATGTCGATGAGGTTACCTTTTGTGTGATTAAGACTCATATCGCCAAGCCTCCAGGGTTGGATTATATCGCTTTGCTCGTTTCTTAAGTTTACGAAGACCTGTCATATATCGAAAACGAACTGGATTGCCATAATCATTCTCAGGATCATGCAACCACTCATAACACCCTTTATAATCAGATAAGATTAGTTCATCTTCATGATAGATTTGAACGTGTTTACCACAATCAATCACAACTACATGATTTTCGTCAAATCGCTTCCACACTCGACCATAGTGTGCATAACCGCGGTTAATGCGTTCAATAACCACATCATTGCGTTTAAGCTTACGAGCATTCAGCATTACGAACATCCTTATCCCACTTTCGGAATGTAGTATTCTTAATAAAAGCTCTCTGGTAAATATCTTTCTGAATCTCTGGGCTGAAGTTCATATCAACAAAGAAGTCAAGTGCCGCATAAACATCACCAAGTTCTTCTACAAACTTAGCATTGAGATCACCAGACCAATGATTTGCTTCACCCTGAGATCCGATGAGTTTACCACAGACCTGCTGCAACTCACCAAGTTCTTCAATGAGCTTTGAAAGTCCGTTCCATTCATCAGAACCAATATAATATGGCTTAGTCATCGTACTCTCCAATAGTATCTACGATATAATTCAAGTTTGGTTCTGAACTGGCAGTAAGAACTCTTTTAAGTTGAGCTTCAATAGCTGCCCGGTCATCAGAAAGTTGACGGACAATATAATCGGTCTTAGTACTGTCCGTCCATCTACGTAGTTCGTATCTCATAATTTAAAACTCACCATTTCTTGTCTTGAGAATTGAAAGTACGTGACAATATTTATTGTTTTCGCCAATGGCATATTTGGAGATACGAAGCTGCCAATTTCCTACACAATATGTAGTACCTTTATGGCCTGGTGTATTGGCAACAATCTTTTTGATTTTAAACATGTTTAATCTCCATAATTACTTCTAGGAAATCAACGGGAGCATACTTAGCTAGAATGTCCTTGTCTCTAGTATTACGATTATCAGTCCAAATATCTGCTTTGTTAATATCATCTGTTGAATAATGGTACTGCTCGTGATTTAGAGCCCATTCAAAATGATTAAGTCGTTGTTCTTCAGAAGAATTATCCCACCAAGGTGAGTTCCAACTAGATAGATTATCAATAAAATCTTTGGCATATCTGTTGGGTCCTTTAGGGTGACTCTTAAATTTAGCTACGTAAAGTTTATAGTCTTCCATTATCAAACTCCTAGAATCAAGCGCTCTTCAGGAGTGAGTTTCTTGAGAGCTTCCTCTCTAAGATCTTCACGCTTCTGAAGTTCAAGTTCCTTGACATTATCATAAACAACAAGTCGTTGCTTGTTTTTAGAAACAAAACGGAACCGATCTTGCTTTGCATATTCTTCTGCGGCGGAAAGACTAAGGAACCTAGCGCACGTGTAGGAACCGTCAAGTTCAAACCCAGAGTCATAGTGGACTTCATAATATTCAACAATAGTAGCCATAATCAAAGTCCTAGAAAATAAGCAATGATAAAATAATGATCATCAAAGAAATCTTCTTCACGAAGTTCACTGATAGGAACCCACTTTGCCTTTTCAGCATCATCGGCGCCCTTGACTTTAGGAAGAACAACGTCATCCGCAAGCTTGAAGTGAAATGCATGAGTAATCACACGCCCGATAGTAGAGCGATGTGGATCATCAAACAATTCCTTGGCAACGATAGAGCCACGAAGAACCGACTTAGGTACCTTGATCTTAGTCTCTTCGTAGAGTTCTCGAATAGCACCTTTTACAGTGGTTTCATCCATCTCAAGATGACCACCAGGAATAGCCCAGAGACCCTTACCAGGTTCGGCCTTCCGCTTTACAAGCAGTACGTGACCGCTCTGTTCCACGACAGCATCAACAGTCATATGCTTGACTGGGTACGGAGCAACCTCCCAAGCCTTCTTGTAGTTGCGGACGTGCTCTAGCTCGCGGCGTAGTTGCGTATATGCCTCGGTATGAATGAACACATCAAAGAGGAACTTGGATACGCTGTGAGGGACTAGAGTCGTATCTACGAGGTGCCTCTCAAAGGATCCATCGAGGAAGTGCTCACGGATGACAGTAGCATGCATCTCGCGTTCAAGAGGAACATTGACGGAGTCCCACTGTGGGAAGAGCTTTAGGTAGTAGGACGTATTATCCTTCGAGGCACCAATCAGACCCACCTTAGCATCGCTTAGACCAGCAGCACGAAACCCTCCACCGTTGATAACATCAAGTGCGGTTTCCTTCACAACGTCTTGGACCTGCTTTACCCAGGCAGCATCGTTGTAGGTCTTGTCATAAAGTGGCTTGATGATAATGCGATTCTGTTCACCGCTCATAAAATCAAATGAATCACGAATCATATCGGCACGTTCATCGAAGGTGAACGGATTGCGGATGGTTCGAGCCTTGCCAGACGATCCGATTAGAACAAGAACATTCTTGGCTTTAGCAAGAGCGGTGTCAATTACACGCTTGTGTTCCACATGAAACGGCTGGAACCGACCGATGAAAACTAGTAGATCAAATTCTTTATCCATTGCAACAAACTCCTTGTTGGCTATATCAGCAGAGGTCTATCCCATGCATAGTTTATATATACTTCATTCTCTATAAAATGTCAACCAAATCATTATAAATATGTGAAACAGGAGATTTTATGGCAAGAAAAAAACAACAACCAACCAAGATTAAATCTCTGTATGCAGTCCCATGTAGTGATCAAGAACGAAGCATCTTCTTTGTAACATTCAATACCAGAAATGAAAAAGAAGCCCTTGCCTTGGCTTCCTGTGTACAAGGAAACAAAGGCAAAAGGGCTCTAGTTATTATTGGAGAAGATGGTAGTATCTACCAGCTTTAAATTTATAAATAAGTGTGACTCGCGGAATCATCACTTCCCAGTCACTCTATTGCTAACAAGGAGCAACAGCACATGACTATTTATCTTTATGTCAAGCAACATTCTATTACTGGTCTTAAGTATTTTGGAAGAACTCAAAAAAGAAACCCTTTTAAATATCTAGGATCAGGAATATATTGGACTAGTCATTATAAAGAACATGGCAAAGAATACATCAAAACATTAGAAATTTGGGGATTTGATAATCAAGATCTTTGCACACAATTTGCATTAAAATTTTCAAAAGATAATGACATAGTAAAATCTGAAAAATGGGCGAATTTGGTTGTAGAAGATGGAAAACCACACGGATTAGTTTGGCAGTGTGGAGATGAAAATTATTCAAGAAGATATGGATCACCTAATAAAGGTAAAAAATTATCTCCAGAACAGAAACTCAAACAATCAATATCAATGAGAGGTGTTGGAAAGGGAATTCCCCGTCGGCCGGAGGCAACAGAAAAAAC